CTTCGATAATGTCGAAGCGTATGACGGTATACAGAAGGCGGTCGCTTATGGCAGAAGAACTAGCTACATAGACATTGAGCCTAACCGCTCTGTTAGAACTAGTTTTCTCAGGGAAGATTACGATAATTTTAGACCCGGAGAAAAAGTATCTAATCATCAAAAACGAATTATTAAGATGTGTATGCAGGCTTACGATAAAGTTGGCATAGTTAGAAATGTGATTGATCTCATGAGTGACTTTGCTGCTCAAGGTCTTACAATTGTTCACCCAAATAAAAACATCGAAAAGTTTTATCGTAAATGGTTTAAACAAGTTGGTGGTGTAGATAGATCCGAAAGATTTCTAAACTACTTATATAGATGTGGAAATGTTGTTGTTAAAAGAAGAACGGCGAAGATAACAAAGGAAAATGAAAAAGAATTAATGCGCACTAGTGGCGCTGACATAAACATAAAAGATGTAAAGATAAAAAGAAGAGAAATACCTTGGATGTATGACTTCTTAAATCCAATAGCTGTCGATGTTGTTGATTATGGTACTAAGGTTGTTGGCAAACCCGAATTTGTTTTAAACCTATCTAGGTATACATACGAGTCTTTGACCAAGAGTTCAAACTCTAATAAGACATTATTTAAAACTTTACCAAACGATTTACAAAAACGTCTTTCTGACGGCGATAGAAAAATACCCTTAGATCCTGAAAACGTTTTTTTCTATCATTATAAAAAAGATGATTGGCTCTTGTGGGCTAACCCTATGATCTATGCAATACTAGATGATATCATCATGCTTGAGAAAATGAAGTTAGCAGATTTAGCAGCACTAGATGGTGCTATTTCTAATGTTAGACTTTGGACTATTGGTGATCTTGATAACAAAATTATTCCTACAAAAGCAGCTATAAATAAACTTAGAGATATTTTGGCTAGTAACGTTGGTGGAGGCACTATGGATTTGGTGTGGGGGCCAGAGTTAAAATTCACAGAGAGTCAGTCTCAGGTGTACAGATTTTTAGGATCTGAAAAATACCAGCCTGTTCTAACAAGTGTTTATGCTGGTCTTGGTATTCCTCCAACTTTGACAGGAGCATCTACTGCTGGCGGCTATACTAATAACTACGTGTCACTAAAAACTCTAATCGAGAGATTAGAATATGGTAGGGGTGTTCTCGCTGAATTTTGGAGACAGGAAATAGAAATGATTAGAAAAGCTATGGGCTTTAGGCTTCCAGCTGAAATTCATTTTGATTCTATAGTTCTCTCTGATGAAGCCGCACAAAAACAACTTTTAATACAGCTTGCAGACAGAGACATCATTTCTAATGAGACATTACTAGAAAGATTTAGAGAGATGCCAAATATTGAGCGAGTAAGAGTCAAGAGAGAAGATAGAGATAGAAGAAACGATGTTACTCCAGATAAGGCTAGTCCTTATCATAAGCCACAACATAGAGATGAGATAGCTAAGATAGCGTTAAATAAAGATTTACTCACTAAAGAATATTTAACAGACATGGGTTTACCGACTGAAGATGTTGGAGAAGAGTCAAGCGTTAATCCCACTCCTAATAATGAAGGGGGTAATAATCCGAAGCAACCTCCCGGTAGACCCATGCTGTCTAGAGACTCCGAGCCTCGTAAGCAAAAGAGAGTTTTACCAAGAAGCGGTGAATCAACTACAGCTATATTGTGGGCTATAGATGCTCAGAACAAAATAGCGGATATTTTAAATCCGGTAGCTTTAGAGCATTTTGAAAAATCTAATATTAGAAGCCTTACAAAATCTGAGTTAAAGCAGTTGGAAACTTTAAAAACAAAGGCTTTTGCATCTCTTGAAATTCATGAAAACGTTACAGAATCAGCTGTTAAAAGGTCGATTGATGCAGATAATTCTAGATTAAATGAATATAACAAGCTTTTGAGTCAGGAAATTACACACTTCAAAAGTGTCAACAAAAGAAATCCTAACACGAATGAGTTAAAAATTATACATGCATCTACCCTGCTTTACAGCCCCCAAGAATGACAATAAATACCCATATTTTATTTTTTTGTGTATTACTCCTTGGAGGTCTGCTAAATGAAAATATATGCACAAGAAATATCAGATGGCTTGCAGGATATGTTGTTGTCTAACAACACAATAGCATATTGTGCTTTAGCTGAAAAATATACGCCTAGCAAAGAAGAGAAAAATTCTGCTGACGAAATGTGCTTAACACAGGCTCTTTTAGACAAAGGTAATGAAGATCAAATAGATCTTTACTATTTAAAGTCTATACTAGTTAGTACTGGTTGGAATAAGAACGACGATGTTTTTGATCCGAAAGAGCTTTGGGAAGCTAGAAATACGCCAGAGGATAAACCTTTCAATTTCATGCATGATGAAAAAGATATTATTGGTCATATAACTGGCAACGTGGCTGTTGATTTTGACGGCAACGAAATAGATGAATCAGCTGAAGAAGCTCCTAGTCAGTTTAATATATTAACAACATCTGTTATATATACATCTTGGAGCGATGTAGAGCAAAAACAAAGGATGCAAAAAATTGTATCTGAAATAGAAGAAGGCAAATGGTTTGTCTCTATGGAATGTCTTTTCCCAGAATTTGATTATGCGCTGACTGCCGAAGACGGAAAAACTAGTGTTGTACCTAGAAATGAGGCTTCGGCCTTTTTAACGAAACATTTAAGATCGTATGGAGGAACTGGGAAATATCAAAACTACCAAGTTGGCAGGCTTTTAAGAAACTTATCGTTCTCTGGTAAAGGCTTAGTTTCAAAACCTGCTAATCCTCGTAGCATAATATTGGAAGGAAATGAATTTTTCGATGAATCCAAGGCTTGCGCCTTAGACATAAACTCAATTAAGGAGAAAAAAATGTCCGATAATGTTGTAAATGAGCAAATCATTGATTTGCAAAAAGAGCTTGCCGAGACTAAGGCTGCAAACGAAGCTCTTAAAAGTGAACTCGCTACCAGCCAAACGGCTGATTTCGAGGAAACAATTAAGACGCTCCAAGCTTCCTTGGACGAGAAAACAGCAGAAGTTACTGAGCTAACTGAGGCTGGCAAGAAAGATGCTGAAGCAATTCAGAAAAAAGAAGATGCTATTATGAAAAAGGATGAAGAAGTCAAGGCTCTGAAAGAAGAACTTGCTATTATGAAGAAGAAGGATGCTATGATGAAGCGGAAGGCTGATCTCGAAGAAGCTGGTCTTGATGCTGAAGAGGCATCTGCAACAGTTTCTGATTTTGAGGAAGCTGACGACGAAACCTTTGCCAAGGTTGTAGCCCTCATGAAAAAGAAGGCAAAGCATACTCCTGAGCATAAGGAAGAAGAAAAGAAAGAAAAGGAAGCTGAAGCAACTGTAGAAGACGAAGTAGATTCTTCCGAGGCTTCTGAGGAAGATCTTGATACAGTAGAGGAAACTGCTGAAGTGGCTATTGCTGAAGCAGCTGAAGAAGATGAAGATGGTTCGTTACGCGCTGTTGCGAGCGAATGGCTTGGTTCCGTATTAAGATCGACTCCACAAGAATAACTGAGATTAACCTTTATAGATAAAGAGGAGAAATAGAAATGGCTCTAAAAACTGATAGAAGTACTTTGCAGACAGATATCTCGTTCTTCATGAACGAAGTAGCCACCCGTGGTGGTGTAGTCTCGCATAGTGGTGCTGGCGCTTCTGGCGCTGCAATGGACAATGGCGCTGCCCTTGTCACGTATGGCGCTTTGCCATCTGGTAAAGTTCCTGTTGGTCTTCTTCTTAATGACATGGTTAACATTGACCTTACCCGTCAACACCTTAACCAGCACAAAGATGAAGTTCAAAAGGGTGGAAAGGTAACTCTTCTTCAGAAGGGTTCCGTAGTAACCAATAGTCTAGAGGGAACTTCTCCTAGCGCGGGAGATGCTGCTTATCTTGCCCATAGTGGCAATTTGGCTACATCTGATTTGTCTGACGACGATACAGATGCTGATGGTTCAACTAGAATCGTAGGCCGGTTCTTGTCAGGCGTTGACGAAGACGGCTACGCTAAAGTTTATATCGATCTTCCTAACAAAAACCTGTAATAGAAACTAAAGGAGAAGTAATAATGAAGACTAGACCAACACCTGAGTTCATCGATTTGCTTAAGCAGTCGGGAAGCTCTGACAAGGCTGTTGCGATGACCGCACAACGGGAGATCGCCAAAGCTTTGGAAACACCAATTCGTAAGGGTGTACTTTTCGGTGATATCGTAACCTCAATTTATGAGGCTATGCCACTTGAGCCGGGAGCAAGCCCAGAATTCCCGCTCGACCTTCTTGCCCCCGGCACAGAAACCGAGCATGTTGCCTATACCAATCCCGGTAATGGCAGAATACCAGAAAGGCATGTCGAAGGTGACTACGTCATGGTTAATACCTATGGTATCACAAGTTCCATCGACTTCCTTCTGAA